TTTGCACAATATATTTATAGTATTTAAATAATTTTTTGCACAATATATTTATAGTATTTAAATAATTTTTTGCACAATATATTTATAGTATTTAAATAATTTTTTGCACAATATATTTATAGTATTTAAATAATTTTTTGCACAATATATTTATAGTATTTCAGTTGCAAATACCTCTGCATCGGCAAGAGCATCTGTCTTGACACGCGCATTATCCTCAATAAGTGCCTCTGCCTCTTCACATTTCCGCATATGCCATAAAGGGTCTCTCTCATCAAAAGGATGCGACGTGCATATAAGTTCTAAATCTCTATTTGGGCAGCAAATGTTAGTAGTTGGATCTACATACAAACACTGAACATGGCGATCGTCGTTGCAATTCTCACAGTATATACCAAAATCATCCAGTTCAGGCTGAGAGAGAGTTTTGTAACAATTATTATACCTGCAAACTGGCACGCCACATATAGATGATTGATATCCTATGTGTCTACTCTCTTCTCTGACTAAAATTTTATCTAGATCTGAGACCATTCCAGGCGGTAGAAAGGCTTTTTCTGTGGCAACCACAGTGGCAACGCACTTAATTATAGTATTAAGCATATCTATCTTTGTTAGCATATTATACCCTTTTTGTCGAAAGCTCGCGAAAATATATAAGCCTTTTAAAAAAAGGCTTTACCCAAAAAAAATAAATACATTGTGTTATATATTATTCCATGATTTGATTCAATACACATATATCACAATATGCCTCGTCTACATAGCCACCAGCATCTAATAGAAAGTGCTTTGCTTGGCTAATGCAGTCCCAGCAAGTGATGTCAGTTGAACTCTTAACGACCCAACAGCCATCTCTTATTTTTTTCCATTCATATTCAAAATCATTATTGAGTCGGTATTTGTCAAATTCATCAATGTCATTGCATAGACATCGCATGGACATTGCATATGCGCATATGCGCTGCAAAATGATGATTTCTAGAGATTGAAATTCCATTGTATATAATATTATAATATATTCAAATATTGTATATAACTATAAAATATAGTATTGGTGATTTAAAATTAAAAAAATATTATAATTACAGTTTATAACTGTAGAGATACAACAAAAAATGTCAACAAAGACGCAAATTCAAAAAAAAATATTTAAGTTTACAAAAACCATCAAAAATATTATTTTAAAATAAATTATTTTTTTATAATATATAATTACAAAATGGGAAATAAAAGTTATGTTATCAAAAAAAGTAGTATAAAAAAAGGGGGAGCATTGACATCAGATGATGTTGAGCAAATTAATAAATTAATTGATAGTAGATTACAAACATTTAATTTGATTCCACTAGAAGAAAAATTAAATCCAGCAGTTGTGTCGCCTAGCACTTTGGCAGTTTTTGCCAAAGCCAATATATTAAAAAAAAAACAAGATGAGATATTGGGAGATAAATCTGATGTATTTTTTCATATGATTAAGATAACATCAGAAAATATAAACGCTTGGAAAGAATTTGAGAATAAAATAAAAGAAATAACTCCAATGCGTGGATTTAATAATTTAGATGGTAATGGTAATGGTATATGGTCTGGATTAGATTATTTTGTGATTAAAGAAAGAAAAGAAGATTTATTTGTAGCATATGCTTCAAAAGTTTTGAATAAAACAAATAACCCACCAGATTGGAAAGATGTTGAATGTATGGTTTCCATTATTGCTAAAGAAGGTGTTCCATATTTTACATATATGGGAATTTTTGCATTTTTACATACATATGATAATGATTTTTTTTATGAAAAAAATAGGATGATGCATTTAGGTCAAGAATTAAAAGAATATTTAGGATCAATTAATTATGATTATCCAGCCCATAAATATATATCTATGTATTTATTTACATTTATTGGGACACATATTAAAGGTTTTTATACAAAACACCCAATTGCATTATTAACATCACCGGTAGAAACCATAAAAACTATATCCGAAAAAGTATTTAGTCCAATTGAATTACCATTTGGATATGAAACGCCAAATTCATACAATAATCGAATTATCGGGGGGTCTAAAAAGGGTCAATATCTACAATTTGATATGTATAACAATACACCTAATATTAATGATTCTAATATTAATTCTTCTCATGCTGTATTTTTTAAATTGACAAAAGATAAATTAAAAATATCATGCCCATGGTATTGTAATATATTTCCTCCTTATCTAGAAAATACCACTGAATGCTATCATGATGCATCAGCAGTTGCGCGTTTTTTATATATTCCAGTATATAGTTTTGAAGAATTGGCTAAATTAGAAGCATATCATTTTGACGATGAAGGTATTTTATAAAACTCTTTTTATAAAACTCTTTTTTGCATATTTGAATCATATATTTACAATAAAAACAGCAAAATGGAAGCCATATCAAGTGTTTTGGTTGAGCCAATTACCGAAGAGGAGCAAAGGGAGTTATCAGTTCAAATGATGTCTCCATTAATGGAGAAATTAAATGACAAATTTATTTCAAGTATGTATCATTTTATTTGTAATCCTTCCATTCTATTTATGTGTATGTTATATTTTTCTAATAATTCTTCAATTTTATCTATTTTAGATACTACTGATAAATGAAGATCAATTTTATAATATTCTAAAAATTTAAGATTAATATATGTACCATGTAGAGATTTAAGTGACATATTTTAAACAAAATAAATTGCTATAAGTTTAACTAATTTATAATATATTTCAAATATAACCTTTTAAAAAAACTTTTTTTAAAAGTTTATATTTGAATATAAATATCATATAATAAAAATGTCAGCATTTCAAGTAGCCGCTGCAGTTGCCACTGGTGTTTTGACTATAGAAGGGGCTGCAGTTGTCACTGGTGTTTTGGCTATAGGAGCAGTAGGGGTCATCGCTGTAAATCATATGCAGCCAACTCAATATGATATATCAGAAGAGATGCTAAAATTCTATGACTCTGATTATGAGTTTTATTTATATCTTCGTGAGCATGAAGAACTATTTGCTTATAGTGTAAATAATTATGGACTTACTATGGGCGTTAATAGAGTGCGCGCAAATATGCGGTTAGAACAATGGCAACAACAAAATAATAGAACAAGAGAAGAAATACCACAAGTGCAAAATATTCACCAAACAACTGAAGAATGTCGCTTTCGAGGAAATTTTGATGCTAGTCGGTTTGTAGCAGCATCTTTTGAATTTAGTTGGACAAAATCAACTGTATTTAAATAATTTTTTTACCTTTAAAAATGTAATATATTGACATTTGAATATAATATTATTTATAAAATATATCAAAAAATGGAAGCTGAAAGACAATTAACAGATTTAATTCCCGATATTGAATTAGCAGAATTAACTACAAATGACCAATCGGCACTTTTAATGCAAACCGCTATTATAGCTCAACTAGATTTTAGCATTTGTTTTAAATTTATATTAATTGTCAGTATCTTGAATTTTATGATACCGCTAATTTTTATTGATTTTTATTATGGAATAAAAGTTATTGAATCAAATCAATACATGCAATGGGAATTATATTTTTATTGCAATGGTATTATTAATTCACTACTTACATTTATAGCAATTATTGCAATTCACTCAACAAGTGATATAAATAGATGTATTACAATATTAATACTAATGTCTAGTTTAATTATATGTAGTTTTCATGTAATTTGGATTATACTTATTGTTAAAGGTCTTATTGACGCACAATAACTAGTTGACCAATATAGACACCTAAACATATATAGCAAACTATCCGCCGCACAAATTATAAAAGAAAAAAAAATTAGAATTGAAAAAATTAAAATAATATATCAGAAATTCTAATATATAAAATGACTTCAAATTATGGCATTTATTTTTTGCCATAAAAACAACTATAGAAGTAATAATTTAAAATATACTTGTAAATGAAAAAACTGCCTTAAGCCCAATTACCATATTTAATAATGAGCATTTTACAATTATTTACAAATAATTTCAAGTTTCTCTACAAGTTTCTCTACAAGTGCATTTATGACATCATAGTCTACAGCCATCGCAAGCTCAGTTGCAAATACCTCTGCATCGGCAAGAGCATCTGTCTTGACACGCGTATCGGCCTCAATAAGCGCCTCCGCCTCTTCACATTTTCGCACATGCCATAAAGGGTCTCTCTCATTAAAAGGGTGCGATATGCATATAAGAAACAAATCTTTATTTGTGCAGCGAATGTTAGTAGTTGGATCTACATACAAACACTGAACATGGCGAGCATCGTTGCAATCCTCACAGTATACATCAAACTCATCCAGTTCAGACTGAGAGAGGATTTTGAAACAATCATTGTACGAGCAAACAGACTCGCCGCATATAGATGCTTGATATCCTATGTGTCTACTCTCTTCTTTGACTAATATTGCATCTAGACATGAGACCATTTCAGGCGGTAGAAAGGCTTTTTCTGTGTCAATCGCAGCTGTAATGCGCCTAATTATATTATTAAGCATATCTATCTTTGTTAGCATATTATACCCTTTTTGTCGGGAGGCCTCTATTCTTTCTCTTTTATATTGAAGCATTCCAGCGCTAGGGAGCATTTTTATTTTAAATAATTTTATTATCAAATATGATGAGCATATATAAAATCAAGGAATTATGCAATATTCTCGACATTTGTTAATGTGTAAAAACAAAAAATACAAATTTATTAAATTGATTAAGAAATAATTATTTTGGTGACCCACCACCTAAAAAACTCGTAATATGAGATTGTATGACATCTCCTTTTGGTGTTGGCTGTGTTGCTGATTCGAATAATGCTTGAATCTTATTAGGCATCTCTGATACTGGCGTGGTTTGTGCGCCAGTTGCAGGCTGCGGTGCTTCTGCCGCTTGTGCTTTTGTATTTGCTTTTACTTTTTTTGCGATGTCCATAAAAATAGTTGCTTGTTGCCTAGGAGCAGCAATTCTACTAGGAATTGTACGATTTAATATTTCTTCGCACCTGGGGGCTTCAGAGCTAATAATCCTGCTAGGGTCATCATTAATTACTTTAATACCAATTCTAATCAATTCGGGAGAAGTTGCAACTGTGATATTAGGAATATCCCTCATCTGCCTGATATATTCACCGTAGCTTTCTATCGGCAATATCACCAATTCAAGTGGAGGGATATTAGCAAATGGAGTCTGCCCAAGGCTCATTTCTGAATTGTTATCTATCATATAAATATGTGTTATATTTATATTATCCTTAAATGCATTTTCCCCAATATGTCTAACGCATGGAGGAATCAATAATATTCCCGATATATCGCAATTTTTAAATACACCCCCATGTATAGCTACTGTGCCGCTTCCAATAGGCCTATCTATAATATTAATAGATTTTATATTCTTATTATTAGCAAATGCTGAAGGATTAATACTATCAATATCTGTGTGTATTGTCAATGTTCCAGTAACTGGCTCAAAATTATTTTGATCGGCCATATAATCTGCACTAGTAATCTCGTTGTCTTTTAAATTACGCCCCGACAGTGTTATTCTTTTTCCGCCTTTAAAAATTTTTGTAAAATTGCCATTAAATGAGCTTAATATTAAAATATAATGAACATAAATAAAATGGAACAAATACATAACTTAATGATAAATAATTTTATCAATATATATTATCTCTTTTAATAATATACTAAATATGGTCAAAATACTATTTATAATGTTTCAAGGATGGGCAACAAATTTATAACTATGATTAAAAAATACACGCTGGGTAGATTAATTATATTTGAAAATACTTTAACCATAATATATATATAATGCAGGCATTTAAACAAACTTTTGACTATTATAAGACAATTAAAAATATAACAAAAATAGAAAGAATAAAATTTAAAAATGAAAAATTAAATAATAATTTTGATTTATATTCAATAATATATAAATCGGATGGTCTTTTGGTACATGGATATATTTTACAAAAAAAAGATTTAAAAAAAGAGCTTCCAGTAATTATTTACTGTCGTGGTGGAAATAGATCATTTGGAGAAAATGATCCAAAAACTATAAGTTCTTATAAAGAATTACTTGATATTGCAAACAAAGAAATTGCAATTATATTTTATCCAAATTATAGAGGTAGTAGTAAGTCAGATGGCATTGATGAATATTGTGGAAATGACGTCAATGATATTATAAATTTATACCCAATAATACAAAAAATATGCAATATAAAAAATCCTAAGATTACACTTTATGGGTGGTCTAGAGGTGGATTGATGGCCGTATTAGTTGCATCTAAAGTAAATTGGATTAAAACTATAATAATTGGAGGCGCATTATATAATTTTTCTAGAAATATGAAAGAGAGGCCAGAAATGAAAAAAATGTTTATTGAAGAATTTAAATTTAAAAAAAAAGATTTTATAAAAAGATCTCCAAAATATTTTATGAATAACATTCCAAAAAATACATCTGTATTAATACTGCATGGTAGTGCAGATAATAAAGTAAGCGTGTATGATGCATATGAATATGGGCAACAGTGCCAAAAATTAAATTTGACATATAAATTAATTATATATCCTAATGGAAATCATGGATTAACTGAATACAGTGATAATGTGTCAAGAGAGGTTATTGAATGGATTAGTTAAGTGTAAAAAATTTTATTTTTTTGACATAACAACAACTATAGAAGTAATAATCCAAAATATAATTGCAAATGATTGCATTGCGGCCATTATACTACCTGCCATGACTCCAGACCCCATCATACTTGCAAACCAGCTACCAGTAATGGGACCAATTGCCGATAATCCAATTAAATTAAAAATATATGGCACACAAAACATAATGGCACTAATTGCTGAGTTTAAAATGAGCCAAAACATATTTATATATGTAATTATATGTATATTTAAATGATTACAGATAGTTTATTAAAGTCGCATAATATCAGTAAATAGCAAACTACCCGCCGCGCTCTTATATTGCACGGCAGTGACTAATTGGCAATGTATAGCCCATCTAAAAATGGCGTCCTATAATTGCGTATAATATCATTATAACAGAGTCGCAAATTTGTTAATTTGGCGTAAACAAAAAATACAAATTAACTAAATCGGCTAGGATATAAATAAAATTAAATAATTATTTTGGGATATATCTCCCTTATATGTCATTGCATAGACATCGCTTTTTGTCATTAAATTTTGTTGAAGGGTATCGTTTTTTTACGTTCAAAAAAATTGCAAACTTTTTTTAATGTAAAACGCATTAAATTGAATCAACAGTATTTTTACAATTTTTACCAAAATTTATTATATACTCAAATGAATATGAAAATAACTTAATATTAATTTCAAGAGCCATCACAAATTTTATGATTACAAACTTTGCTATTAATGGAGAACCTCTTTATACAAAAATAATTTGTACGGATTGGAAAGTATTAAAATCTTCTATCATTGAGCAATCAGGTAGGAAAATTCAATATATATACTTATCTAGAACATTTAAAACATTTAATTCAGTTGATAGCATCTTTGAAAAAATTGATTATGCCACATATGATAATATTATAAATACATTAGATTTAATATTTGAAATATTAAATGCAGTATTAGAAAAATAATAGTAAATGTTTCTACATTTGAATATTATATTTTTTTTATATAATATTTGACAAATTTAAAAGTATCAAAAAAAAATGGGAAATAAAGAATCTACAATTGAGAAAATTTTTACAAAAGACATTACAGATAAATTAATAACATTAGAAGATTATAGGGCATTACATTTTTTATTAGAATATGAGGACTTTTACTATTCCTGTAGATCATTTAATAAATATTTATTAAATATAATCCGATGTCAAGATATAAGATCTATTAAAAAAAATATTGTTGATAGAAAGTTTAATAATAAATGTTATAACCCATTAGATAAAAATATATTAATTCAGACAATTAATAAAATAAATAACCCATTAAAATATGCCATTGAAATAATATTATTTAATGCCACTGAAGAAAAAGATAAAAAAATAAAAAAACAAATTAAAGAAGCAGAAGATTCTTTATTCCCCATTATTAAATTACAAATGGAGAATTATAATAAAGAATATACAATTGAGGAAATTTTTACAAAAGACATTACAGATAAATTAATAACATTAGAAGATTATAGGGCATTATATTTTCTATTAGAATATGAGAACTATTACGATTCCTATATTTTATTTAATGAATATTTTATAATCCGATGTCAAGATATAAGATCTATTAAAAAAAATATTGTTGATAGAAAGTTTAATTGTTATAAACCATTAGATAAAAATATATTAATTCAGACAATCGATAAAATAAATAAATCATTAAAATATGCCATTGAAATAATATTATTTAATGCCACTGAAGAAAAAGATGAAGACGATGACGGTAATGAAGAAGATGATGAAGAAGATGAAGAAGTCAAATGTAGTGAAAAAGATGATGAAGATGATGAAAAAGATGATGAAGAAAATACAATTATAGAATTAAAGAAAAAAAATGAAGCCTTAATTGATACAGTTATAGAATTAGAAAAAAATAATAAATATTTAGGAGAAAAAAATGATGCACTAGAAAAAAAATGCAATGTATTAGAAGTAGAAAATGCAAAATTAATAAAAAATAAAGAATATGACAAAAAATTAATTACCAAATATTATATTTTAAAAGATGAAAATAAAGCCCTACAAACAAAATGTGACTCCTCATTAGAAGTAGAAAATGCAAAATTGCGAGAAAGGGTTAAAATATTAGATGAATCTAATTTTTAATATATTTGAATATAATACTTTTTTATAAAAAAGTATATCAAAAAGTATATTACTATATAGATATATCAAAATTTATAATAAAATGGCTGCACAATTTGCAACTGAAATGGCGGCAACCGCAATTGGTGCAACACTTGGTGCTTTAATACTTAATTCATTTAATAAACCGGAACCTACAATACCAATTGCCGAAGCTGAGGAAATCATTCCTCCAGTTGCAGACGCATCTTTTATTGCGCCTAATTGTAACATTGCGGCGCCTAATTGCACTATTGCGCCTAATTGCACTATTGCCCCAACTATTGAATCAAGTAGTAAAAATCCAAATCAAAAAATTAAAATATCACAGTTTTTGCAAAGAGATGCCCCAGATTCGGAATTTTATTTAAATATAACTAGAATTGATAGTCATCAATTACTTGATAAAAGTAATATAGATTTTGATGTTGATTTTGATATAGTTATTAAATATTTTGCCTATGAAGTATTATGTCCTCTTAGAACGGCAAAATTTATTGAAATAATATGTTATTTTATTGATGAGGGCGATATTATAGCAGAGGCAAATAGAACAAAAATGAGGCCTCATATTCCAAAAATTATAAATATATTTAAAAAATATAAAAATGAATTAAATATTGCATTTATTTGCTTTCGCTTTATTAGATTTCAATGTAGGACGTCTGATGATAATAGAAAATTATTTATTTCAATTATTCAACCAGATAATGAATTACTTATTAAAATCATTCCGCAAAATAAGCGTGGAAACAATTTAATTAATATTATTGAATCTCTTTTGGCAGATCCGAGTATTGTAGAAGAGGGATTACATGCCATTAATAATATTGCAATGGATAAAACACTTTTGACACATTTTTATCTATATATTGATAAATTAATTGATATTATTAAAACATATAGAGATAATGCTCAAATTGTTAGAGGTGCATTATCTGCATTGGTGAAAATATCAAGAGGCACAGCCAATATGATTAAATTAGGTGAATGTATACCATTTATTATATCAATCATGGAGCAATATCAAAATGAGTTTAATATTATATATAATATATTGGAACTTCTTTTTCAGATTGCACAGACTGAAAAAAATAAAACCATTATATGCATGACAACAAATTTTAACGCAATATTAAGTGCATCAGATATACATATTGGTACTGATATAATTATACATAGATTAACTGGATTGGCGCTAAGGTGTATGACGGCAAAACAAATTATTGATAATGAGGCCGCAATATGGGATTATACTGGTATGATATATAAAAAGATAGTATCATCTATTATTAAAAGCAAAGAGATATTGAGTGTAGAAATTGCAAAAGAATTACAAGATAAAAAATTAGCAGAAAAAGAAAAGAAATTAGGAGAGGAAAAAGGCAATGCTAATCAACAAAGCGATGTCGAACAAATAGCAACTATGCAAATAGAAAATAATGCATTAAAAGAAGAAGTTAAAAAATTAAAAGAATATATCAGAAATTCTAATATATAAAGAGTTTTTAAAGTATGATATTTATTTTTTATGTATTTAATATTTATATCTAGTAACTTTTCCTAATTCAATATTACTGTCAAAATCCTCACCATCTATATGGCTAGTATCTTCAATTTCAAATTCATCTTCATCTGATGACCCACTTTCAATATTAGCTATGTTCAATTTATTTATCATAGATGATCTTGATGTGCTACCCTCTAGTCCAATTGCTTTGTTATAAATAAGCAGTATACTATCATGTAAAACATCTTCATATGTATTTTCATATATTTGGTCAAAATCATCATTTATTTTATCAATATTATTTTGTTGTAAATATTGTTGACATGCTATATTATTACATTTTTTTGTAAGATTTTCATATAAATCTATACATTCTAATATTTTATCAATGCTTACTAATTCTTCAGTTGGGTCATTATCATATTTCATATGTGGTGGGATTTTAATAGTGGAACTATCAATATTTGCCGTAAAAAAATCAATTGCTTTATTATATGCATCTATTAAATATTTAAAATTTAAATTATTTTTATTGTTTGCCAATATAATACTTTTTACATATTTTAATAATTGTATATATTTATCAATTATAATAGATTTAAATGATTCAGAAAACAAGTCAATTGTAGAATCTGGTAAATCAGTTATGATTCCACCTAGCACTAATAAAAACATACCAAAATTTGGTGTTTCTTCTGCATATTCGTCATTTTTTTTGTCAGTTACACTTTCTCTACCTATAGTTAATCTAATTAATTTTGAGTCTATATTAAGTTGTGTTTTCATATCATCATAACAATATACAAATAAATCTGATAATCTTGGGGGAGATGCATTTATATGAGTTAGTCTATCTGTTATAATTATTCTTAATCGGTCTGCACCACTATCCCACTTAGTATGATTGCTTGCACTAATTTTGGATAATTCTTCTATTATTTTTTTTACAATATAATTATTATTAGAAATATCACCCCAACCACCGCCAGTAATATTTGCAGGTTTTAAAAAACAAACACAGTATTGTGATATCAATATTGATAATATTACTAATAATATAAATAATAATATTATTAGAACATTATAATTCATTATTTTTTTAAATTAATTTAATAAAATTAAAATGTACTATATATTAAATTAATTTAAAAAAAAATAAAAAACTGACTAATTAACAACCAAATATAAAAATATCTAAATATGGCACATTATATGTACATAAATAGAAAACTATCCGCCGCGCTCATATATTGCGGCGCAATGACTATCTAGACATGTAGCCCATCTAAAAATGGCGCATTATATGTATGCAATATCATTAAATGGCAATAAATAGCAAACTATCCGCCGCAGTGACTAATTGGCAACGTATAGCCCATCTAAAAATGGCGTCCTATAATCGCGTAATATCATTATCTATGCATATATAACATAGTCACAAATTTGTTAATTTGTTAAAAAC